AACGGCGCATAGCCTGATTTCACCGGTTCTATTCGCATGAGGTACGTGTTCGTAGTGGAGTCACGCTGCAGCGAATCCTGCAGCTGAATCGGTATGTTCCTGCCCATCAACCAGAACTCGTCTCTTCTTGCGGTGGCGACACTTCCAGCAACTCGACATCGCCGCTGATGAAGAACCCACTGGGGCCCTTGTTTTCGATACTCATGTCCAACCGGTCACTACCGAACCGTACCCAGTGGCTAAACAGACCTGACCAGCGGATGAGCTCCCCGCCAGCCATTGCCGGGGTCACGATTCGCCCGCGGTCATGATCGACCGTCACCGCAATCACAACGTCGTCGACTGTAACGACAGGATCTGACTCAACGGCCATCGCGCTATCTGCTGGGTCAGGTACGTAGAGGGCGAACACCTGCATCTGGTACGACGCCCCGTCGATGATGCTGGTTGTCGCGAGCTGAAACTCGGTCTGGCCTGGTTCGGCGACCGCAATCAGCTCATCCTGGGCTTGATAGTTGAGGCGGTTACGATAAAGGAACGGCTCATTGCGGCCACGCACATTCAGGAACATCTGCAGGATGGCCCGATAGGCGTACTGGCTGATATTCCCATAGGGCAGCAGGAACTGGTGTTGAGGTTGCTCCCAATCCGCGTTCCGGCGCTCCCGGCCATTGGCCATGGTGACGATGCGCGTGCTGAAGTTGGGTCCACCCGCCCAGCCGAATGTCTCACAGGCTCGAATGTAGGCACGCCTATGCGCCATCAGCTGTTCCTCCGCATCGCGACCTGGGCACGGAAAGCAGCCTCGCTGCCGATCTGATCAGCACTGCGGAGGTCCCGCTTGTCCTGCACCTGCACGTTGATGGTCTGGTTGAACGCGCGTCCCGTGCCGCGAGCCCCTTGCGCGCTGTCTTCGGTCGTCAGAACGGTTCCGGCAGTCCGCGGCTGGAACCATTCGGGACCATTCTCCCCAACCCAGTACCCACGATTTGGAAGCACATCACCACCGCCAGCTCGCGAGCCTCCGAACGCCGCTGCCAGGGCCCCCACCCAACTTCCCCAGCCTCCGGACGCAGCTGACCCGTCCCCCATTCCAGACGATGGCAAGGAGGATGACGCCCCTCCGCTACTGAACAGGCCACCGAACAGCTGGCCGAACCATCCGCCAGCAGACCCGCCGGCTGGATCTCCGCGTTTTCCGAAGAGCTGTTCCATCCAGTTCTGGGCGATCATGTCCAGAATGCGGGCCTCGATGGAGTCCAGCGCGTCAAGCAGCGAGTCCTTGAACGACTTTCCGCCCCGGATCCAGTCACCCAAAAAGTCAGCGCCAGCTTCGCGTAGGGCATCCATTGCTTCGATTTGGTCGTCCATCGCATCGCGCATCAACTGCAGGCGCTGGGTATTGGCGATGATCTCTCGCCCTCGCTCCGACTCGGCATCTACGCCAGCCCATGCCAGGTTGTTCCAAATTTCCTGTTCGTCGGCAGACATCCCAACAAGCTTGATCTGGTCAAGAATCTCATCGTTTATGCGCTTGAATGCCTTTTCAGCCTCAGAGGCTAGTTTGGCTTGCTCCTCAAGTTCTTCGCGAAGCTTGGTCTGGGCGTCTAGGTACGCGGCCTCGGTGACAAGCTGGTCCTTCTTTGCTTGGTCCAAGTCCTTAAGAGACCCCAGCTCGATTTCGTAACGAATGCGAGCTTCTTCCCCAGTCTTGCCAAGCATGTATTGCTGCTCGCTCAGGGAGGCCAGCGTCTGATCGAACTGCTCCTGTAGACGCTTGGCGGCCTTCTCGGCATCAGAAAGCTGGTCCTTCGCCTTTTTCGCGCCATCACCGCTTCCCGCTAGGAGACGATTGATGCGTGCAGTCGGGTCAGGGAGATTCGCCTGGCGCAGCATGCTGCGGGGAATTTGAGCTTCGTCGGAGAACAGGACCCGCTGCTGGCGGGGCTGCTGAGGTGCGCCGAATAGCGCAGATCCAACCGCCTTGGCCTGCCCTTGCAGAAAGAGCTGGGAGGCCGATTTGAACTTTGCGAAATCCCGGTCGGCGACAGCGCTCAGGACCTCGCCGAATGCAGAGGCCTGCTGGACCATGCCCTGGATGGTTCCCTTGAATGACTCACCGACCCCATCGGCCTTGCGCAGCTCGCCGGCGAAGAAGTCGATGGTGCTACCCAAGTCGGATATCTCAAAGCCTAGGAGTTTTCCCTCTTGCTGGCTCCTAATCAGCCAGTCAACCAAGTCCTGAAGATGTGGCAATAGGAGCTTGGCGACGTCCAGACCCAATGCAGTGGTGACTGCGCGCAGGTCTTCCAGCCCGTCGTTGAAAGACGCAGCTGCCGATGCCGTTTCTCCGTCGACGATCAGGCCCAGTTCCCTGGCCCGGCCGGTCAGTTCGGCAATGCCGTCGCTACCTCGGTTCAGGAACTCCAGCATGGTCGCGCCGGAGCGTCCGAACAGTTCTTGAGCCAGCGCAGCCTCGGTGGTGTCGTTCTTCAGTGCATTGAACCGGTCAGCAATCTCCGGCAAGACATCCTCGACGTCGCGCAGATTGCCCTCGGCGTCCTTGACGTCGATACCTAGAGCCTTGAACAGCTGGCCGGCCTTGCTGCCCTCGTCCGCGGCGGCGGCCAGCGTCTTCGATAGCTTCGGAATGGCGCCCGCCAGCGACTCCAGGTCGGTGCCGGACATCTTGGCCGCGTAGCCCCAACCGCTTAGGGTTTCCGTGCTGATTCCCAATCGTTGGGACATCTCATCCAGACGATCGGCAAAGGTGATGACTTCGGCAGTGAAGTTGGCCAGCCCGCGGATGCCATCTGTGACGAAGTTCCCGATCACGTTGCCAGCAGCGATCATGCTGGTGCTGACTTCCTTCCTGAAGTCCTTCATCCTCTTCTCAGCCCGCTTGCTGTCGGTCTCGAATGATCCCGTCCGCATGAGCAGATCAATGACGATGGAGCCGGCAGTGGCCATCAGTGGGTCCTGGCTTGAGTGAAGGCAGGCGGCGGCTTAAGTCCGAATGCCTTCAAGGTCTTCATGTCGATGTCGCCGAACTCAGCGATCACAGGTTCTGGCTGCAGCCATTTCAGGTGTGCGTTGATGGCCTGCTGCGCGCTTGAGCTTTGCATGCCAGCGATCAGCGCCGCAGGCCGGTGGAACCGGTGGTAGTCGTCGAACGGGTACAGGCGATAGAACTCTCGCCAGCCTTCGAGCTCCACCTGGGTGAAGGCACTGACTTCTGTAACGCTCTTGCCCAGCGCTAACGCTAGGACGTGGAGGAACCACTCTCCTCCGCGCTGGGCGAGAGCTTTTTTCCCTGGAAAACGTTCACCTCCATGACTGCTGCCATCAGGGCTTGGGCGGCTGCCACATTGAGCTTCATGGCCTTCTCGACGGTGATCGCTGACTTGCCGTCAGGCTCGCGCAGGGACTCGGCGATCAGATTGGCGACCGCAGCGGCGCGGACGGCCTCAGATTCCGAGTTCTGCTGATCGCGGAAGCGGACGAAGATAGGGGCAGGGACTTCCCGGAAATGGAGGACGTGCTTGCTGCCATCGGGCAGCTCCACAGTTTTCTCGTGCAGCTTCTCGCTGACGAAGAAGGATTCGTTCAGAGACATGGATCACCGAAAAAGAAGGGCCGGCGCGACGCCGGCCCGTGACGGGAGCAACGGTTAGGCGCTGTACGGGCCGTTCCAGTACGGAACCACCGGACCGCTGCGCTGCAGGGTCAACGTGCCGCGCACGATTTCGTTGGTGGCGATATCGATGTTCAGGTCGGCCACGTACGCCTTGAAGTACAGGGACGTGCGCTGCGGCGACGGCTGAGGAACCAAGTCATCGTTGGTGTCCAAGGTCGGAGCGCCGGTGCCGTCGGACATGCCGATTACCCACGGCAATACCTCTCGGGCCTCCTTCAGGTCGAACAGGATCTGGTGGCTGCCCGCGCGCGGGATGAAGTTGAACGGGACCGACACCTGTCCGGGATTGCCCAGGCCACCGGCGTATTCCTTGTCGCCTTCGGTGTCCAGGCAGGTAGTTTCGATCTGGTCGGCAGCGCCTCCCAGGCCAGTGATACCCGTGGGGCATTCGAACTTCAGGACCGCGGCGACGCTGGAACTCAGGGCGTCCACGGTGAACAGTTCGCTGCCTTGGGTCTTGACGACGCCCTCGGTCATTGCAGTTTCCTCTGGTCAAAGAAAAAGCCGCCTCGCGGCGGCTCGGGTAACGCTGGCCGGGTGGCTCAGCGATTCGTGATGAAGTCGGCGTCGATGCCGACCCGGTAAAGTTTCGTGTCCGGGGCCCGGTTGTTGACCGTGACCCGGCTGTGGATCCCCTCGGCGTCCAGCGCAGCGCGTACAGCCACGCCCAATTGCTGGATGCCTGCGTCCGTCTGGTGGTAGCAGTCAATCTGCACGGTGGTGAAGTCGCCGCAGGGAGGACTGCTCAGGTTGTCGTATGGCTGGCCAAGGACGATCTGCCATGTGATGTACGGCCTAGTTTCCGTCTGCTGGACCACGCCGTGCCGGCCGATGCGGTCGCCTACCATGGCAACCACCTGCGGATTCGCGGTCAGAGTGCGGTAGACGGCGGGGAACATCAGCGACCTCGATTCTGCGATGCCAGCTTGGCGACGAGTTTCTGAACACGGGCGTCCAAATCCTTGGTGACGATCTCGATGGCATGGCCGCCGCTCTCCTGCACCGTGCGGCGGATGAAGGACCGCGCCGGCTGCTTCGTCGAGCCGTATTCCTTGATCTGCGCCGACTTCAGCGTGCTGACCTGCTCGCCCTTCCGGCCCGGGTACATCTTCCGCTTCACGCGCACCAGGTAACGCTCACCCCGCCCGCTGGTCGGCGGCTTGCCGCGGCTGGCAATGATGTTCTGGGCCAGCAGGCCGGTCGACTCATCGCCTGGTTCCAGCACCGTCTGCAGGTTCTTGCGCTCCTGGTCGCGGACGAAGCGCGCACCCTTGGCCAGCGCCGCCTTCACCGGCCCCCCGCGCTTGCTGACGACCTCGGCCGGCAGGCTCTGCAGCGTCTTCAGGACGCCGTCGACGCCGGTCAGCTTCATCTCGACCTTCATGCCGTCACCGCGGAAAGTCGAAGCCGTGCGCAGGCCCGAAGCCGATGCGCACCCAACGCCGGATACGCTGCCACAGGCTCGGGTAATGGATCACCGCCATGGCCTGAAGGTCCGCCGGCGGTTGCACCATCAGGTCGACCCGTGCGCGCCAGACATTGTTGACCTCGCACACCAGTTCGATCCTGACCACGCCGCCGAGCTGCTGGTCGCCGACCATCACCTTCGTCCCCTGGCACAGCGTGGCGCGGCCGTCACCGTCCTCGCGCAGCGCGGGAACGATCCTCGCCAGTACCGGTTCACTCTTCACAGGTATGCCTCCGCGTCCGCCCCGACCCACTCGCGCAACTTCTTTCCGCCCGCGTCCGGATGCCAGCCCGGGCCAGGTCGGTGTCCGATCCCGATCCCGGGCATGCCATCCAGCCCCTTGATGCCGATCACCGTCTCCTGCTCGTGCAGGCCGGCCGTGCCGACCTGCTGCCAGAACAGCCGGTCGACGTGATAAATGCCCTGCGCCAGCGCGCCGCGCGCGGCCTGCTGCAGCAGCGGCAGGCATTCCGCCCGGACGGCGGTATTGCACAGCGCCGCGCAGCTGTTGCGGATCCGGCGCCAGGCGCGCGCGCGCACGTTGTAGTAGTTCAGCCAAGTGCAGCCGACGGCGCGGTGCTTGCGCAGCCGCTCGACACAGACCGC